ATAATAGAAATGAATACCTGGAGTATCAGTTGTTCCATTTTGAAGAACTAGTTCTCCAGCTTGGGTGCTGTATGTTGTTGCAAATGTATTTGTTCCAAATTTAGTTGTTTGATTAAAGTTTGTTGCTCCACTTACGGTTAGAGTGGATAAAGTACCAACAGAAGTTAAACTAGAACCAGTAACACCAGCACCTAAGAACCATGATCCAGTAGTGGGACCAAGTGTAGTTGTCAATCCGTTTGCAATTTGAACGTTACCAATTCTATATGCTTTACCAGTAGCAAGGTCAAAATGTTCAGATGATGTCCAAGCATCTGTAGTATCAGACCATAGGATTGTTTTATCTGTAGTTCCTTTAAGAACAATACCACCATTATTTGCTGAAATATCTGAAGCACCTTCGGTTGTAAATGTAGCAGTACCAGATCCACTTACATTTTGAGAAAGAACTGCAGTAGTTCCAGTGATTGAAACAATATATGTTCCTACTGGCACTGTAATACCAGCAGTTAATGATGAAAGTACAACACCAGGAATCAATCCAGCTGTTGGAGAAATTCCTGTAATTGTTGAGTTATTATTTGTTGTTGTGGCAACAAAATTAGTAACGATAACGCTACCCATTTCGATGGTTTTATCATCGACTGTAAGCGTATTTGAATTTATTGTTGTCGTCGTTCCGTTTACAACAATATTTCCAGATATGGTTAAAGTGCCACCAATATTCAATGAATTTGGTACTGTAAGATTGAATGCATTGTCACCACGCAACCAAGTACCAGTTCCAGATCCAATTACTAATTGTCTATCACCAGAAACAGATGGTGGTTGGTATGTCGCATCTCCACTATTTCCATTGTCTGCTGGACCAATTAAAACATTACCAGATCCTAAACAATTATATCCAGAGAAATAACCAATACAAACATTTGAATTTCCAAATTGATTTTCTGATAGTGAACTAGATCCTACAGCAACATTTTTATCACCATCTAAATTATTAAATGCAGATCCAGAACCAATCGCTACGTTATCATCTGCAGTGCTACCACTTCTTAGTGCTTGATAACCAAGTGCAGTATTTCTTGCTCCTGAGTTTAATGTAAATGCAGAATCATAACCAAATGCAGTATTTTGTGTACCAGATGTAT